AATAATCGACCAATTACAGGAGCACACGCTAGAGGATACAGAATATGGTTTTTACCAGTAGATTATAGTATGTTATCAAATTGGCAAATTTCTGGTGGAAGAATAGATGCTTATGTTAAGTTAAAACAAAGTCAATCTCAAATAACAGTTGGAGACACAGCAAGTTAAAAATTGCAATGCAAGTAAAAATATATTAAAAAGGTAATATTATGGCATCACTAATAAAAACAAATAAAATAAGCACTCCAGGTGGAGAAGAGTTTACTCTCCCAACTACATTGCCTAGTGTTGATTCATCTTTAACATCTACCTCAACAGGACAACTTGGTTATGGTGCTTTAGGTTTTAGCTCAGATGCTATGTCATCAGATAATAAAACTATTGATAGTACTGCTGGCAAAACTTTTAATGCTCAAGTGCAAAGTCCTTCTTTAGTAGATAAAGCAAGAGTAAAAAATGACAGCACAGCTAGTCAAGTTACATTAGATGTTCTTCCTCAACTTAGAACAGGTCAAGTTGCACCAAATGTACAATTTATTAGATTTAATTTTTGTGGCGTTAATTTTAGCGATGATGGTTTTAGACCAACTATTCAATTATTAGATTCAAGTAATAATAATATTATTACCAATAGTAGTGCAACTCAAGCATTCAGGTCTTACACAAATTATAGTGGTAGTTTTGGTAACTACAGTAAAGACCCAAATGTAGCTTATATGCCTTTATTGTATGATGAAGGTTATAGACCTTGTGGAGCAACTGCATCCTCAGAATTATTTAATCAAACTACAAGAAGAAACGGCACAGCTATGATGAATGGGTATTGTGAAATTCAAATAATTAGTAGTGCAGCTAATGCAGACACTAACTCTAGTGGTTATTTTGGTGCAGGTGGTTTAATTTTAGCTAAAAATTATTTTGGTTACAGATACGATAATAGTTACAGTGGTACAAGTAACAACGCTATAATAGGCGTATTTAGTCAATATGTTTCAAAACAAACAAATATGAACAATGCTACAAAAATTAAATTTTATTCTCATACAGGAACTACTGTAATGAATGAAGGTTTATTTTGGACAGAAACAACAATGAACCCAGGAAAAACATCATAGGTGTAAAATGACAGTTAGAACAGAAAAAATACAAGCATTAACAGGATCAGCTCCTCTTACACTTCCAACATCTTTACCTGCAAGCAGTAAAGGTGTTCAAGTAACCACAACAGGCGTTATATCAACTCCTGCTACAGCAGATACGTTAACCCATTTGACATCTAGTACTGGTAGTGACCCAGGTTGGGTTTTGTTAGATCATGTTGAAGTAAATACTGCAACAGGATTAATGTCAGTTCGTAACACAAGCACAACTTATCCTCCTGCCGATATATATTGTTATGAAATTCAGTTTAATATAATGGGTTACTATAATAATAGTGCTTCATCAGTTAGGTGGTCAGCAACAAGAAATGGAGATAGAGAGCCTAATGGAAATGGTAGAAATGGTGTAGGTATTTATCAAAGTCCATCAAATGGAAAAAGTCAGTACACACCAGGAGCAAATGGTACTAGTACAAATGGTAGTTATGACAATACTATGTCATATAAAATGCAGGGATCGAGCAATCCTACTGGTAATGTATATGATAAAATGTTTGATAAAACTCAAGCTCCTCTAAATAGTACTTATGGCGGTGACGGAGGTATTATAGGAAAATTTAGATATTATAATGGAAGTGGATATTCAGGACCTGTATTTGACCCAATGGGTTATAATGGTCGTTCAGGTACTGGAAATAGTTATGGTAATTGGTATTTTGATAGAAATGGATTTACTATGCCTGTTTCAAATAATCCAACTCATACAGATAAGGTAGATGGTTTTGATTGTTGGGATTCAAGTGGGGGTGACGGTTGGGGTAATGCAAATTATAAAATAATGGGTTTTATACAATTATGGGGAATGCCTAAAACAGTATCTTAAAGGAATAAAAATATGTCAACATTAGCAACAAATAAATTAGGAACATTAAGCGGCTCTGCTGATATGTCTTTGCCTTCATCAAGGCCAGACAGCACAAAACAAGGTTTTCTTGATTCATCAGGTAATTTAACTTTTGGGCAAGGTACAGTTAGTAATGTTCAAGTTATGGTAACAGATGATGATGGAAAAGTAGGTAAAGTTCTTGTTGATCAAGTTTGTTCAACAGGAAATTCTAATGCTACTGCATACAGTGGAGTTAAAAATGCTTCTAGTAATGGTTTTTTTGGTTATGCTGTAGGTATTCATAATGCACCTGACGATATAAAAACGAATTATTTATTTGAAGGAAACCTAAGATCAATGGAAATAGAATTTCAGTATTATGTTAATGGAAATGCTAATATACCTGAATATAATATGTATTACACGCCCTTAGACCTTGCAGGAAACAGACTATGGAGTGTTACGAGTCAGCGTTCAGTTAGTCAAGGTGGTGCTGAAGGTTATACTTACGAAAATGAAGACTCAAGTGGTTCTCGATATAATGGTGGAAGTACAAGTTATGCTGCTGTAGGAGGTGATAACAATGGTCTTGGTAAGGATAGAACTTATACAGGAAATTATTCAGGAACTGGTAAACATGGAAAAATTTTTTGGCATTGTGGGGTAAATACTACTTATTTCCTTGCATCTCATAGTACATCATGGAAATTCAATTCATCATCAACAAGTAATATGTTTCCTATATCTGAAAGTCAATATACTGCTCCTACACCATCAGGTGGTTATACCAATACTGAGAGAACTCAAGGATCAGGTAGTAACAGTAGTCCTTATGGTTATGGATTACCTTGGACTCAACAAGGAGGTTGTTTTTTTAGTGCTGGTAGTTACAGTGCAGCACCACAAATGAATTATTTTTCAGCAACTTGTTACGCATATATTAAACCAACAGATTTAGTTTCAACATAGGAGAGGATAATGGCAATACCACAGGAAGAGACATTAACAAAAGGTGTTATTAACGATAGAAATCATGAAACAGGATTAAGAGAAAATAGACCTGAAACAGATGAAGAATTAGCTCAAAGACAAGCTGATTATGATAATTGGTTACAAAATTATTTTATTAACAGAAGTAATTATATTCAATCTATAGGAAACTCTATGCTTCCTGCAACTGATTGGACACAATTATTAGACAGTAATTTAACAGATGAATCTGTTGCAGAATTTGCTGCTTATAGAAAAGTTTTAAAAGAATTAAATAAAGATTTGTTAGATGGAGATAATAATCCTGTAGATGCCAATGATGAAATTTGGGATGAAGATTATGATGTTCATGCTAACTTACCTACAGAACCAACCCCTGTATATAAATCAGAAGAATAGGAGTAAAACCAAATACTCGTATTTTTTTAAAGAATAGGATAATATAAAAAAATGTTTGGTTTTACTACTTTTGCACAAGATACCTTTTCGTCATCAGGCGATACAAGTATTTCTATTGTTGTTACCGTTACATCCGTAACAGGCACTGCTCAAGTAGGGCAAGCTGCTGCTGGAGAGTTTGTAACTGTTAACCCAACAGGAGTTTCTGCAAACACAGGTATTGGAAATGTTATTCCTTCAGCAGCTCGAACGGAAGATATAAGCGGTGTTTCAGCAAATGTTTCTTTAGGGCCATACTCTATTGCTACTCAAGGTAATGTAAGTATAGTTATAGAAACACCTATTACAGCCACTATGTCTGTAGGTAATGTATCGGCTAATTTTGGTGTAACTTGTTTCCCATCAGGAGTTAGTGCAACAACTTCATTAGGTAATGTAACATCTATTGCTAATGTTGTTGTTTATCCTCGTCAAGATGAAAATTTTGCTATCACTGTATACAATGATGGTGGTGGTAATAAATATTATGCTAATGGTCAAAAACAAAGTCTTTATACGGCTTTACATAAAGGTTTTACTTATAGGTTTGATCAATCAGATTCAAGTAATGCAACACATCCATTAAGGTTTAGTACCTCACAAGATGGTTCTGATTACACTGATGGGGTTACAGTCGTAGGAACGCCGGGGCAAGCTGGAGCTTATACACAAATTGTAGTAGCTGATAATGCACCATCAACACTGTATGTAAAATGTTCTAACCATAGCGGAATGGGTTTTGCTCTTTCTATTGAAGCTAATGTAAATCTTTTAATGACATTGAGCGAAGGAGATGTTAGTTTATCCATGGGAGCAACAGCGTTTCCTACTGGCGTTTCAGCACTAGGTCAAATTGGAACTGTGTTGGTCAGAGAGGGTTCTACTGTTTTCCCAACAAGCGTTACTGCCACTGGTGAAGTTGGTAAGTTGGTGTTATGGCAAGAAGTAGACACAAGTCAAACACCTAATTGGACAAGGATTGCTGCATAATGGCTACATATAGTAATTTAGGAATAAAATTAATTCAAACAGGTGAAGAATCTGGTACATGGGGTACAAGTACAAATACTAATTTTGATCTTATAGACCAAGCAATTGCAGGTTATGTCAGCCATGCAATGTCTGATGCAGATTTTACTTTTAGTATATCTGACGGAAGTTCTTCTGACGCTAGAAATAAATTTATTAATTTTACAGGAACCTTAACTTCTGGAAGGACTATTACCTTTTCTCCTTCTGATTTAGAAAAAACTTGGTATGTAAAAAATGCTACTTCAGGAGGTCACACTCTTACTTTTAAACAAGGTTCAGGAGGAAGCACTGTAACGGTTCCAAACGGTGCAACAGCTATGATTTATGCTGATGGCCAAGGATCTACAAATGGTGCTATTAAAAACGGTCTTGGAACTTTGTTAGTAGAAGGTCTTATACCTGAAACAACAAATTCTGCTAATTTAGGAACTTCTTCTAAAAAATTTAGAGATTTACATATTGATGGGGTTGCTTACTTAGATGAAGTAGATATTAATGCAGGAAATATTGATGGAGTAAACATAGGAAACAATACTCCTATTTTTAATTTAACTGTAGATAGCGTTAATGTTAATGGAAATAATATTCAATCTACTAATAATCAGCTAGCTTTTGTAACAGGAGGTAGTGCAGAAAGAATAAGAATAGATGCTTCTGGTAATATTTTTTATGGTGCTAGAACAACTACAAGTGCTACTGATAATGCTACTGCTTACATAGACACAAACACTACCTTAAAAAGTTATCAAGGTTCAGGTATACAACATATTACATTTTTAAATGGGGCTACAACTGTAGGCTCTATTAGCAACAACGGAGCTAACGCTTCTTTTAATACAACTTCTGATTATCGAGTTAAAAATAGACTTGGTACAATAGAAGATGCTGTTGAAAGAGTTTTAGAGTTAGATCCACTTCTTTATTCTTTTATAGGTAAAGATGATGTTCACGAAGGTTTTATAGCTCACGAAGTTGATGCTGTAGTACCTAATGCAGTTACCGGTGACAAGGACGCTGTTGATCCAATAACAGACGCACCAATCTTACAGCAATTAGATTTATCTAAGCTGGTTCCTTTACTTACTCAAGCTTTGAAAGAAGCAATTTGGAAAATAGACGATTTGCAAGAGAAAGTGGAAGAATTACAAGATGCCGTTAGCGAAATTTAATTTCAGACCTGGAATAAACAAAGAAACAACAGATTATACAGACGAAGGTGGTTGGACAGACGGCAACCTTGTTCGTTTTCAATCAGGTCTTCCACAAAAGATAGGTGGATGGGAAAAGTATTCGCAAAATTCTTTTTTAGGTAGTTGTCGTACATTGTTTGAATGGTCTGACTTTGACGGCAATCAATATGTAGGCATAGGAACTAATCGTAAATTTTATGTATTAAATCAAGCTGTGTTCTATGATATTACACCATTACGATCCACAGTATCAGCTACAGACGTTATGACTACAAATGGAACAACTACTGTAAAATTTACTGTTACAGGTCATGGTTGTGCTACAGGAGATTTTGTAACTATATCTGGTTTGTCAGGTCCTGTTAATGGTATTCCAGTAACAGAAATAAATGCTAATCATGCTGTAGCTGTTGTTGATGCTAATAACTTTAATATAACAGTTACTACTCAAGCTAATGGTTCTACTTCTAATACGGGTGGCACTTTAACATTTGCTTTTGAAATACCTGTTGGAGAAGACTTACAAAACCTTTTAGGTGGATGGGGCTCTGGTACTTGGAACGCTGGTTCTTGGGGTTTTGGTGCAACAGGCGACTCATTTAGATTATGGAATCAAGATAATTACGGCGAAGACCTTATTATGAATTATAGAGGCGGTGGTATTTACAAGTGGGACGAGAGTGCAGGCACAAATACTCGTGCTACAAATATTACTGCTGATGCAGGAGCTATCTTAGCTCCAACAAAAGCAAACCAAGTTATTGTCTCTGAAAGAGACGGCCATGTTGTTGCATTAGGTGTTGATCCTATTTCTGGTGCTTCTAGAACAGGAACAATAGACCCAATGATAATAGCAATTTCTAACCAAAACAGTGCAGTTGATTGGCAGATACGAACAGACGGAACATCTACAGCTGATCAGATTGAGTTAAATCTAGGTTCTGAGATTATTGGCGGGCTACAGACTCGTCAGGAAATATTAGTATGGACCGATATCGCATTGTTTTCATTGCGATTCGTAGGGGGACCCCTGCCCTTTACCACTTCTCTCCTCGCAAGGGGTCCCTCGATACTAGGTCCAAATGCAGCGGTCAATGGAGCCGATGCAACATTTTGGATGGATAAATCTAACTTCTATGTTTACACAGGTTCTGTTCAAGCATTGCCTTGTACTGTAAAAGAATATGTCTTTAATGATATTAACTATGATGAAAGATATAAGATTTTTGGTTTCTCTAATCAAACTTTTGACGAAGTAGGATGGTATTATCCTTCTGCTGGTTCTAATGAAATTGATAGATATGTTACATATAACTATGTGCAAAGAACATGGGCTATAGGTAAAATGGAAAGAACAGCTTGGATTGACTACGGCATTTATCAAAAACCAAGAGCAGCTGGTGGTAGTTCACCAGGCTATGTTTATGCTCACGAAGTAGGTTATGATGACGACGGAGCTCCTATGGATAATGTATCTATACAATCAGGTGATATTGATATAGGTGACGGCGAACAATTTGCTTTTGTTAGTCGAGTTATACCAGACTTTAAGTTTATAGGAACAGACGGTGCTGGTCCGCAAACTGTTGATTTAATTGTAAAAATGCGTGATGCACCAGGTGGAACATTAGTGGCTGATGCTACTATTCCTGTAGATGCAGAAACACAAGTAAAGAACATAAGAGGAAGAGGAAGACAGTTTTCTTTGAATGTTTCTAGTTTTAATGACGGAAGTAATAACAATGCTAACCGTCTCGGAGTTGGTTGGAGATTGGGCTCTACACGACTCGATGTTAAGCCAGATGGGAGACAATAATGCCACGATATGATATTAGACAGGCCTTCTCATCATTGCCTCGTTTTACACAAGGCAACATAGATGCTGAACAATTAAACAGAATGGTGCGTACATTAGAACAAAACCTTTTTCAATTAGATTTAAATGTGGTACCTTCTTACACAACTACCGAAAGAAATGGTAGAAAATTTAGTCCAGGTGGGCTAATATTTAATACAACGATGGAA